GGGAGGGGACGCTTCGGCGTCTCCTCTTACGGCTGCTCGGTCATCCTGACGGCCAAAAAGAAAATTCCTAACGCTACGGGCACGGCTATCGCCTGGGACTCCGACGCAGGAGCCCTCTGCTTCAATGAAGGCCAGTGCTGGACGAGCACCAACAAAACGCGCTTTGTGGCTCCCGACGAAGGGCTCTACCGCCTCGGCTTCTCAATCCGGTGGGCTGGCTCAACTGCCGGAGAACGATTGGTCTCCGTGACGGTCAATGGCAGCAGCTTGAATAAGATCGCCGAGTTCCAGGGATCTTCTTCGAACAAGAGCGAGTTCTGCCAGGCACAGGCATGGCTAGAAGGCGGGGATTACCTAGAGGCTCGGGTCTACCAGGAAACCGGTGGGACCGAAGAACTCTTCGAAGACTCGTATGGGACCGACTTCAAAATCGGTCGCGCGGTCTTCGAAAAGGTGCGTTGATGTAGATGACCTGGCCCGTAGCGGGGGGAACCGTCCGAGATGTCGCTACAGAGCGAAACTTGCGCGACATCCGGCATCGTGGCGGAGAAGCGGAACGATTGCTTCTCGAAACGATCAAAAAAGGTCTCCCCGCTTCGGGCAAAGCCGGAGGCGTTCTCAAAGGGGAATACCCCAACCCCGAATTCGCCAAAGAACCTGCCTACAAAGCCGAACTCGAAAACGAGACGACGGCCCGCAAAGAAGTAGACGGGATTCTCAAAGCTGAAGGGGAAGCTGAGAAAGCTTCGAGAGAAGCGGCGGTCAAAGCCGAGAAAGAAGCGCGGGAAGCTGCTGACACCGGGATCAAAGGTGAAGTAGCCACTGAGAAAAGCGCCAGGGAAACGGCGGACAACGAACGGATCAAAGGTCCGGCCTCAGCCATAGAAAGCGATATCGTCCTCTTCTCGGGAACCACCGGGAAGATCGCCAAAGACTCCGGCAAAACGATTGCCTCGGTCCTCCTCGAAGCTGAAGAAACGGCAAAAGCCCTAGCCTCCGCCGCTGCGGCTGGGCTGACGATCAAGAACCCGGTCAACTACGCCACGACCGCGGCGCTGACGGTCACCAAAGCGACCGAAAAAACGCTTGAAGGAACTGCTCCGCTGACGATTGACGGGAACTCGGCTTGGAGCGCAGGCACAAGGGTCTTGATCAAGAACCAGGTCTCTGAAGCCCAGAACGGAATTTACGAAGTAACGACTGACGAAGCCTTTGGAGGCACGGGCAAATTCGGTGGCTCGGGGACATTCGGCTCCGGCTCGAAATGGATCTTGACCAGGACCAAAGATGCGGACGAAACCGAAGAGGTCAAAACCGGCATGTTCGTCCTCGTCACGCTGGGGACGACGAACAAAGCTTCGAGCTGGGTTCTGACGACTGAAAACCCGATTACCATCGGAACAACGGCCCAGGCATTCTCAGCCTTCACCGCCGCTCCTACCGGCAACGCAGGCGGAGGACTGACCGGTACCTACCCGAACCCGACGCTCTCCACCACGAGCAAGCGGTTGTTCGTCCAGCTGATCGAATCGCTGACCGCCGCCGATCACAAAGAAAACTTTGGTTCGCTGGAACTCGCTCTTGAATCAGAAGTCGAAGTGACCCACGAACTCGGGGCTGAACCAAAAGAGATTCATCTGACGGGGATGATTAACGAGAACGTCAACATCAATCTTCTGATCAAGGCGCGAAGTGCAACCAAATTCACGATCCGCAACCAATCAACCAAAAAAGTCACGGTCTTCTGGAGAGCCGTGACCTAGGGGGAAAGCTATGCCCGCTGCACAGCTAGGCGTCACCGGGATCATCAACGCCAACGGCACCGTCAAGGAAGCCTTTGAAAACTTCACGTCTGAAAAAACGGCGACCGGCACCTACAAAATCACTTACAAACCGGAATTCATCGAATACGCATCCGTAGGCGTCAACCCGATTGGAAACGCTTCAGCGGTTTCCCTCAGCGAAGTTTCTAAGAAAGGCTTCATCGTCAAATTTACGCTCCTGGCAACCCTCCTTCTGGGCGATACGGCGTTCTCCTTCCAATGCATCGGTGAATAGATGCCAGGAGCCAGAGGACATCGCAACGAAGGCAGCCCGAAGCAGATCCTTGGCAACGTCACGCTCAGCCCCAAAGTCAAACGAGAACTTGAAAACCGCAACCGTCCTCTCATGGATAGGAGCAAGATGAATCGCAGAGCAATGATCCTCCAGGGCATGGGGAAGTCGGGCGGCACAGAAGCCCCCAACGCCCGTAGGAAGCAGATCCGCGAAGGACTGGCCAAAGGACCCGCCGGAGCCAAGACCCTACCTGCTGGTATCCCTCCGATCCGCTACCCCTCCAAGCCTGGTAACACAGCCAGGGCCTCGGGTATCCGTCAACCCGGTTCTCCCGGCGTAGGCGGAGCGATGCAGCCCAAGCTAGGCGCTCAGCTCTCCAACCGCGTACAGAGCGGAGCGATCAATCAGGGCCAAGCTGCCAAAGTCGCCAAACAGCGGGCTATGCTCCAGAAAGCCTTCGGTTCAGATTGGCGGACGAAGGTCTTCGGGCAGGGCGGAGCGAAAGGAATCTCCGGTCCGTTCGCACAGGGCCAAATCAGAGCTAAGCGCTCAGCGGCTCTAGGACGCGCTAAGCGGAAGCTCTACTAGCCCCACATGGCTCGTCCTCGCCGAGCGGTCATACGCGCAGCCGTAGCTTCCAACCGCCCGCCGCAACCCCGCTTGACCGCTGGCGTGTCTCAGGATCAGAAAGCTGGCGCGAACAGAGGGGTTTCCCGTAGAGCGCCTGCGAGAGCTGCTGCGGGCTACAAGGGGGGAGCGGGGTCTGGGGGTCAGGGAGCGGGTTCCGTGGCGCCTACAGGCCTCCCACAGGCCTCTACGGCTATGCCCTGGGATTCGCAGGCAACGCTGGAATCCGCGGGAAGCTACCGCAACGCGGAAGACAAACTCGCGGGACTACGCGGCAACTGGGATGCAGAACAGCGCTCCATTGGCCTAGGCGCTGGCTACGAAAACAACCCCTACTCTCAGGCCTCCCTGCTCGTGCGTCAGAAAGAAATCGCCACGAGGGGGATCAACCAGCGCCCCGGTCAGCTCTACTCAGGCGCGACGATCAACCACCTTGGTCAGGCCGAACGGGGCTACAACGAAGGCTCCGCGCACCTGAAAGAAGATTACGAGGCTAGACGTGCTCGGGTCGAACGAGAAGAAGTGGCAACCCAGCACGAAGTCCAGCAACAGGCCGAAGAAGCGCAGCTGGCCGCTATCGAACGGGCGAGAGAAGAAGCGCCTGAACCCGCGCCCTCGGCTGCGCCTGGCGGTATCAGCTACGGACCGAAGGGCTACAAGGGCCAAGCGCCGAAGGGGAAGGGCGCGGGTTACATCAAACCTTTTAACCCTCCGCCCAAGAAGGGAAAACGCTAGGGGTTTTTGGTCCAATCAGGGGGGTCGACGCTGTCCTTGCAGAGGCGATACAAGATTCCCTCCTCGGTTAGCTCGCAGTCAAAGCGAGCGGTCGAAGGAACCAAGTTGGCAACGCGTGGCGGAACTCGCAAAGTTCCGGTGGCGCTAACTCGGTAGCCGCTGTGGTAGCCGTTCTTCATCGTCATGACCAAAGCTCCATGCCGTTGTTCTGAAGGTTTGTTGTCAACCCGTGCTCCTTGGCTACCCTCAATACGAGATCCCAGGTCTCTCCCGTAACGTCCTTAATTGCGGCAAGGGAGACGCGGACGCGGTAAGTGCGCTTAAAGTCCTCTGAGGAATGGGCTGCATCTAGCCTCACATCAAGGATCGGCTCGTTGTCAGAGATCAGCCCATCGTCTTCTTCGTAGTAGAGCTTCTCCAAATTGCTAAAAACTGCCAACGCAGTTGAGAGATCCATGCAACCCTCCTGGGTCTTCGATTCCCTGGGCCACTCCGCAAGCGGCTAGCCCAAGTCGGTTTGTCAAACCTACCAGAGGACCAGATGCCTAAGCAGCGTCGTAACCAAATTAATCGGCAGCTCAAGCGTGAAACACGGGAACGCAAAGCGCAGTCCCGATTCATCGAATCCCCGACTCCGAAGAAAGCCCGGCACATCGCAGGAGCCGAGGCGCGCAAGGAATACACGCCCGTCCTTCGGGGCCTCAAGAGCGAAGTCGCTGGCTCCAACAAGCGCGAAGGCGAACTCAAAGACTGGTACGGAGGGCTGACTGCTCAAAACCAGGCAGCACAGCAAAGTGCCGCTACGTCTTCCGGTCTTGCTGAGTCGGCTCTAACGCAGCGGCTCGCCAATGCTAGCGCTTCGGATTCCTCAGCACTTCAGGCACAGGCTTCTCAGAACGCCGATCTCGCCAAACTCCTCGGAGGCCCTACGAACAGCGCCGGGCAGGCCGAAGCTGCCAAAGGCGCTCAGGCCGTAGCCCAGCAACGAGTCGCCCTCACGTCGCCCCTCAGTGCCGAAAGAGCCAGCTACCAGAACTACCTAGGCCAACGCGGTATCTCAGCCACAGAACGCGGCATAGAGGCCCACAAAGCCGAGACCTCACGCCGTCGCAAAATCAAGGAAGACCTTCGGGCAGGTAAGAAGGAGCGCGGTCAGGCGGTCGTGGCGAACCTGGAGAAACTGCGCGAAGGTGCGCGGGACTACGTGATTCAGAAACAAGCCTTTGGACAGAAGACCAAGGAATCGGCCCTAGGTGCAAGGGAAGCCGCTAAGGATCGCAGGCTGAAAGCGCGAGAAGGCGCGGCAGGCCGCTCGATAGACGAAGCGAAACTGGGGATCTCCGAAGCCCAGCTCAAAAACGAAACCCGCAAAACGAATCAGGCTGGACGGAAAGTCAAGCGCGAAGCCAGGGAAGCCAAGCACGGAGGCGGTCTAACTCCAACCCAGCGGCGCAACCAGAAGGAAAGCAACCAAGATGCTGCGGCTGCCGTGGGCCGGACGATCCAAGCCAATGGCGTTCCGAAGACTCCCCAGGAATGGGCTGGCCTGGAAGCCATCGTCGCTAAAGAATCGGGCGTCGGCTCTCGTCGTGCTTCTGAAGCCGTCAGACGCTACAAACAGCGGACCGCCCCTGAACGGAAGAAAAAGGCGGTTCTCAAAGGGATCGCCACCGGGTTCTAATGCCTTTCAAGGGAGGGCAATCCAGACCACAGCCGGTCGCTAAACGGAAAGTCAAGCGCCCAGTAAGTGTCTCGGTCCCGTACGCACCGACGCCAACCGGTCGGCAAGCGGAAAGAAGTGCAAGTAAACCCCGGACTTCTGCAAGTGCGGAGCCCTTTGCTGTTCCCTCGCTGCCCAAAACAATCCAAAGGTCCAGGCGCAAACTCCATGCTGAAGCGCAACGGAAGATTGTCAAGGCTCGCAAGCTCGATAGGCTGCAAGCGACTCTTCATGCCGCATCGACAAAACTCCCACCTGAGCCGCATACGCTCTATCAACGAGCGCGCTACGCGGGTATCAAGCCACCCGCAACTGAGAGAAAAGCCTTCCCGAAGGCCTACGAAAAAGCCAAGCTCGCCAGCCTCAAAGAAAACCTAGGCGAACCGGAAGACATAACCCATGCGATTGAACTCGCTTCTCTCGCAACGGGTGCGCCTGCCGTAGCCAAGCTGGCTATCAAGGGCGCAGAGGAGGGCGCAGCGACTATCGCGAGCAAGGGCGCTGCCAACGTAGCCTCTCGTGCACTCGGCGCCTCTAAGGCCGCCCCAGAGCGTCTCGTGAAAGCAGGCGTCTCCAAGGCGAAGTCGGAGGCCCAGGCCCTGAAGACCTATCCGGCTCGGAAGGTTGCGAAAGTCAAGGCGGCTCCTGCTAGGGTTCGGTCCGCTCCCAAGCGCGCGCGACGGGCAGTCGCGACTCAACAGGGACGCCGGGCTGCTGCTCAGTCAACGGCACGTTCAGCCCGGCGTCATCCTGTACGCTCGACTTATGGAGCTGCGGTTGTCCTTCCACCGGGAGTCCTCCCTGGAGACGCTACAAAGAGAGCGCGAGCTTTTGCGGAGGGATCGGCTTCTGCGCTCGCTAAGCACCCAGCGGAAACTCTTGAGACAACAGGCCGCTCACTCGCGGGTGCAATCACAGGGCCAGCGGCTCTGCTCGGAGCTGCGGCTTCTTCTGTAAAGCACGGCACTCCTGAGCCTCTCGTCAATACGGCAGAGGAACAGGTCAAGGGCGTAGGCCATATCGTCGGCCAAGCCTTTTCGGGAGACACGAAGAAGGCTGAAGAAGCAGCGCGCAAGGAAGGCTCGCTTGCGCTGGCAACCCCGCTACCCGCCCTTACTCGCCTAGGGAAGTACGAGAAAGGCCGCGGTGTTCTCAGAGAGACCGCAGCCAAGGGACGACGCAAGATCGCGGGCCGTAGCGAGAAGCTCAACCGCAACGTGCGCCATGCTCCCGAGGGCGTAGAGCAGCACGTCTCGGGGGTTCTAGGCCGCCACGAGCATCGTAAGCAGACGGCTCTACTCAAGCAGCGTGTCGATAACCCAAGCCGAGTTAAGCGCGCCTACCACGAGTCTCAGATTTCTCACGCCATCGCTAAGGCTCCAAAAGACTCTCACGTAGCGCTACAAACCTTGGCTGAGTACGGGATCAGAGGACCGAAAGGCGCAGCCCTTGTGCGCCACAAAGGCCCCGGCGATAAGCAGTTGATCGCAGCGCTAGACTACGCCGATGCCCACCCCGGAATCTACAAATCCAAAGACTTCGATGGAGCGCTCCAAGCCGTTGGGCGAGCTGCAGCCACAGCCCCCGCTGGGCTGGTTGGAAAGGGAGAGCGCGCAAGGCTCCTTGCCCAAGGGGATCTCCTGGCTGTACAGCGACCCGAGCAGATGGTCCCCACGGCAGCTAGAACGCGCACGGCGGCTGATAGCCGGGAGTCCGCGTGGGAAGACCTCCATCAGCGAGACCTTCAGCTCAAAACCCTAAAGCGCCAAGGCCGGGAGAAGTTCAACCAGGCCAAAGTCCTCAAAGGGCTTGAGGCGCGCCGGGTTCACGATGAGGGGAAGGCGTTCTATGCCCAGGCTCGCAAGCTTCAGAAGGACAACAAGGCACTCTACGACGCTCTCAGCCCCTACACGCATCCTGATCACAGCATCGACCAATCCAAACGGATGGTCTACGACGACAAGATGCTGGCCGAGTACAAGCGCCAGGTTGAAGCGGCTCGTAGTCAGGCTGGTCTAGCCCCGGCCATCTGGACTCACCACGGCCCCGTAGACCAGGCAGGCTCAGGGATGGTTGGGGCCTATTCAAAAACTCCCGGTGTCGAGCACATGCGTGAGGGTGCGCTGTCCGCGAGCGACAACCTTGATCGCAGCCTGGAGGGCTTGATCCGTGGCACCGTCCACCTGCCCCGTCAACGCGAGGCCGCGCGCCAGTTCGTCAGGGCGCTGACCAACCACTTCAAGACCCCGTTCACGATTGATGGGAGGCAGAAGTTCGTCGGACAGGGATCGAAGGACTGGAACGAGATCACCAAACAGGGCGGTCAGTTCGACCCGAAGTCCTGGGGACGCCTAGCCTACCGCGAGTGGAAGAACGCTCTCAACGATCCCTACATGACCGAGGCCGAGCGATCCTCCAAGCTCCAAAGCCTTCTGGCTGACGCCGAGACCGGGAAGGTCAAGGGCCATGAGCCCTGGATTCTGATGCCGAGAGAGGCAATCAAGGAGGCGAAGGCCCAGGTTAACCCCGAGCAAGGCGGCGTTACGAGCCTCTTCAACACTCTGGGCCGCACTGCCAACCGCGCCATCCTGGGAACTAACCCAGCCTGGGAGATAGCGCAGACCGTGGCTGAGGGCATCCCCATCGTCCTTGCGCACCCGGAGCTTCTGCTGGACCCGACACGCGTAGCCCGGATTGAGCGAGACATCTGGAAGTACCGCAAGCAGAATCCCGAGAAAGCGCTTGAGTTGCAAGCTATGGCCGGAGCTACCCCGATCTCAGGTGCTGCCCTCAGGACGCCTGGCGACATGCAGGAGACCTACACGCCGGTCCAGTGGGCAGACGGGGCGAAAGAGCTGACGCGGGGGAAAACGGCGCGAGAGGCCCTAGGCTTCGCTAAGCTGAGGACCCTTGGCAAGATCGACGCCCTCCGACAAAACGAGTACCGCACGGTCCTCCTCGCGGCCGAGGCTGATAAACGTTTTAGAAGTTGGCATAGCTCACTTACTGGACTATTCGATAGTCAGGCCAAGCTCGCCCGACAGTTCAAAGGCAGGTCACGAGCCGAGCTATGGGATTGGCTCCAGCACGACCCCAAGGGCAAAGCCGAGCGAGTCAAGCTCGAAGACTACGTAGACAACGTAGCTGGGAACTGGACTGCTTTCTCCCGCTACGAGCGTGACTTCGCCCCGCTGGCGATCTTCTACGGGTTCCTGCGCTACTCAATGCGCTGGTCAACTTGGACCTTCCCGAAGACCCATCCGATCATGGCGACCTGGGCCTATATGCTTGCTCAGGCCAATGCCAACCAGATCGACAAGCTCACGGGAGAAGGACTCCATGAAGCAGGACTTCAGAAGACCAGCGCTGCCGCGAAGCCAAGCAACCCCCTCGCTTACGCTTTCCCCGTTTATGCTGGAAGTGGCGGCCGCAAGTCGGTCCTACCGGGAGGCTCGCGAATCTCGCCAGGCCAATCGTCTCTCACGCAGGCTCTTTCGAGCGGTAACCCGGCGGCAGTCCTAAGCTCGGCCAATCCCTTCCTCGCCGCTGGTATCGAGGGCATAACCGGTGTAGACGCCTTCTCTGGGGAAAAGACCACGAAGCCCCAGGGTTGGGCTGCGCTTGAACAGATCACCGGGCTTTCCTATCCCTTCAGGGCCAAGCTACCGATTCTTGGCCTTGACAAAGAAAGCCTCTCCGAAAAGGCGCTCGGCGCGTTGGGCGCGCCCCCTCGCGGTCCTGCGTCCAAGGCATACGAAGCCCTAGACAAAAACAAGAACATCCGTCAGGGGATCTACCCCGGCGCACCGCAGAGTGGTAAGGACTTCGGCCGCACCGAAGCCCTCTCCAAGAGCTTCGACCTGAAGTACGGCAAAGGCCATCTCCCAGGTCCGCTTGATTCCTCGGCGGTAACCGAAGTCCTCTTTAGTGGTAAGAAGGGCGACAAGGTGGACAAAGCGGGACTCAAGCGCCTGATCGGGGAAATCCATGCCTCCGAACGGGGCGCGGACCTGACCAAAAAGGCCGAGACTCGCTTCTATCCTAAGGGTGGCGGCTGGTCCCAAGAACAGTCCGATGCCTTGCAGGCTCTGGAGAACGCTTGGGAAACCGGGCCTTCCGGGAAGAAGAAAAAGAAGGGCAACGCCTACTTGGAAGCCTCTGAAGAAAGCTCAGGAGGCAATGCCTACCTGGAAGCCCTCAAATCTTCTAGCGGCGGGAACGCCTATCTGAAAGCGCTGGAATGAGTGACGCGTCCCCAGAAACAACCAGGACGGGACTGGGTCCCCATCCTACTCACGCTGGCTATCCTCTATCTCACCCTCTTGCTCCCAGTCGCAGCGCTGATTGGAGCACGACCGGAGGTAATGGGTGGGGCTATCGGGGCACTAGCCGTAGCATTGGGCGGGATCATCAGCGTAAGGTCGATCCAGAAATGAACTTCGGTGAGCGCTTCTACAAAGAGCTGCGCCTGATCTACGAGGAACTCTTGAAGACGCCACCCATCCTATTGCTCATACTTTCCTGTCTGGCGGTGCTGCTCGTGGGGGCAATCGTCGTAGGAGCTACCCGTTGAGACGCCCTCCCGTAGTCCTCGGCATGGCTGCGATCACGATCCTTGCTCTCTTCGTAGCGGTCGGGCTAATCCTCTTCTCAGTCAACCCGACTCAGAAATCTACCCAGGCCCAGCTCAAGCAGTCGGTGATGAGCCAACACGCGATCATCTGCGCTCAGGTTCAGAACACGGCCAACGCCTACAGGTTCCGGTCCTTGGCTCCGAACGGGGAAGTCGAGCCGATTCGCCACTTCCTCACCCGCATGCAAGCCCAGCAGCAGACACTACGTCTAGCTCGCGGTTCTGAATGCCGTAGCGCTCCAGGCTTCCCGCCCGTCGGCCTTCAAGTTCGTAGAGCGCTGGGGCAAATCCATCGCATCCTCCAGTCCTTCGAGCCTAGGTTGCGCAAGCCCGTGGCCCAAGACGCGAATGGCCATAGACACGCGAGTTTCTCGCCAAGCTACTCCGCACCCTCTCACGCCGGAATTGGGGAAGAAGGGGTGCCCGCCACCCTTAAGCCTGAATTGGCTCCCAGCGCTCCCCTGGAGCCTCAGAAAGGGCATCAGGAACAACCCGCTGAACCCGAAGCTCCGGCCACTGCGCCTGAAGCTATCCCGGCTCCTTCGGAACCCCTTCCCTCAAACGAACCGGAAGTGGCTCAGGAAGAAAGCGAAGGCGGCACGCGAGTGGTCGAGAAAGAACGACGGGAACTACCGGTGGCCCCGTTGCCGCTGCCCATAAACGTAGAAGTCGAACTACCCAAACTGGAAGGACTCCCCTAGTGGCTCGGATCAAAGCCCGTCTCGCGAGGATCGTGGAAAAGCTGTCGAGCAACGAAGCGCAGCTTGAGAAGGCGCAGAAACGCTACAAGGCTGCGAGAGCGCGGGAACAGCACAACCTCAAGCGTCAGGCCGAGTTCCAGAAACGAGCCGATCTGGCTTCAGGCAAAGTGGCAGGCGGCTATCCCAACGCTACGAACGCTCAGGCCTTTACGGCAGCAGCGGACCGTTGTGCCCACCGTGCCCACAAGAGCCGATCCAAGGCCCAGTACTGGCACGGCAAAGTCAGGGCTGCTCAGCAGAAGATCCATAGCCTGCAGATCCACGAGGACAAGATCGCAGCCGAACTGGCGAAGTGGAAGAAAGAGCACGGCGTTGTGGTCGAAGGCAACAGGGTCGTTGGAGGAACGCCGGGCCAACGTTGGAAAACAGCGCTTCTCGCTTCGGTCCAGAATTGCTCTAACGGCTCTCGCCGGAACTTCTACTCACAATCGGGTAGCTGGGATATCGACCACGAAATCAAGGGAGGCCCGGAGTACGGGCATCGCTCTGATTGCTCCAGCACCGTTACTGGCTGGGCCAAGGCCTGCGGGCTGCCCGATCCCAACGGAGAAGACTTCCACGGCGGCTACACCGGGACGCTCGTGGGCGAGCACAACGGTTGGCGCATGGTCACCCGAAGCCGCATGGAATCCAATGGAAAGCCCGGCTACGTGGTCTACGGTCCCGGCGTAGGCCATCACGTTGAGGCCTACCTTGGCCCAGGGGACAGGACGGCGGGGCACGGCTCAGCGCCCGTGGATTTCGGAACCGTGGACTTGTTCGGAGATGGTTCCTACAGATGCTTCATCCTGGAGTAGGATGTGGCCATGAACGAGAATATGAAGTTCCTAGAAGCCCATCGGGCGTGGCTGGAGCTATTCAACCAGCCTCTCTTGACCATGCGCCAAGAACTCGTTGGCCTGATCCACGACGATAAGACGTGGGACTGATGAAACTCTTGGATGATCTTCTGGACTTGCCTCACGCGACACTGCTGGCCTACGCTGCCATCATCCTCTCTGTAATCGGCTACCTCCAAGGTAGTCTGACGCTGGAGCAGGCCTTCATTACGTCCGGCGTCGGCACGGCTGGCGCAGGAGGACTTGGTATCGCCAGAAACGGTTCGGGCCGAGGGCTTAAGAAATGAGCATCCTTCTAGCTCTCGTCATCCTGGCCTGCGTCCTTTTCCTGATCCTCGTCTTGCGTTGAGTCGAACTTCTCGCGGGCATGCCAGGGAGCGGGATGTCAAGCGCTATCTCGAATCCGAGGCCGGGGGTGGCTGGTGGGTTCTTCGTTCCCCGGCTTCGAAGGGCGTGGCGGACCTTGTAGCGCTACGAGCGGGATGTCTCACTCGTTTCATAGAGGTCAAGGCCAACGTAGACGGCGGTCCTTACAAGAACTTCAGCCCTGCTGAGCGCAAAGAGCTACACGGCGAAGCCAGGAAAGCTGGTGCGGTGGCTGAACTTTGCTATTGGCCTCCTCACGGAACCCGGCAATTTATCCCCTCTCAGGATTGGCCTTGACATATGGCCATATTCTGTTAGTTTGGTCACCGGCTCATTGACTGGGAGCCCCTCATCAGTACGAGTTACGGTTGCTTGCCAAGGCGTCTCACTCGGGAGGGTGGGGCGCCTTTTATCGTTCCAGACCTATTCGGGATAGAGGATCGACAATGCCTCTGGTGCGCCGAGCCCGGTCAGGAAGCGATCAACCGTGCGTAGGGAGACTGTCGGATATTCTCGACTCAAGATCGTTGTGAGCTGGCGCTGGTTGATTCCGGCGGCTTCGCTGATGGCCTGGAAGCTTCGTCCCTTCATCTCGTCTTCAAGGAATAAGGCGAGCGGCTCCGTGGCCAGAAGACTCCCCCTGCCGCCCTGGCCGGGACGCTCTAAGACCCGACAGCCTTCTTCCCTGCGTTTGATCGCCTCTCGCTCCCGCTTGCGCTCCAGGAATCGCTGGTAGTAGGCAGGGTCCTTGACGCGTTTGCGCTCCCACCACTGAGTCCAACGTGCATAGGCGTCCTTCCCCTGCAACCGTTCCCTTTCCCGCGTTTCTTTGTTCTGTGCCAACTTGCAAACCTTGCAGGCGCTCTCAGGACGCCTCGTAGCCTGCTTGCCTTTCGGCTTACGAGTGCTCCAATGGAACTCAGAGAGAGGCTTCGTCTCTCCGCACTTCGAGCAACGCTTATGCGTTGGATCTTCGACCGGAGCGGGGAGAGAAGCTAGGTAGCGCCTCCGGGCTGCGCTGATTTTAGCTCTCTGTTCCGCAGTGAGCTTCTGCCCCTTGGCTCCCACGCGGGCAGCGTATCCGATGTCCGGAGACTGCGCTAGATTGTGTCCATGAAACAACTACGCGCAGAAGGAATACAGAGGCGTCTTCGTGTTTTGGAGGACGCTGTGGTCTACCTGCAGAAGATGAGCCGTGACGATCGGGTGATCGTCGGCTGCCTAGAGACTGCCGGGGAAGAACTCGCGGACGCCCGACGACGCGTTGAAACCATCCAAGAGGAGAGAGCCAGTGCCTGATTACCAAGTTGTACGAGCGGATCACAAGGAAGACTGGAACGGAAAATTCGGCCCGATGTCAACCTACGCCCTGGAGCTACAGGAAGTCGGTGACGGCTCCGGAAACACCCGTCAGGTAGAGATGAACCAGAAGCCCTCCACAGCCCCTCCACAGGCCGGAGAAACGCTCTCAGGGACGATCACGTCCAGTTCCAACCCGGACTTCGCGGATAAGTTCAAGAAGGAGTTCAAAGATGGCGGTTTCTCGGGAGGTGGCGGGTCGAAGGGCGGAGGAACCTTCAAGCCCCGCGATCCTTCAGAAATCGCAGGAGCGAGGCACGCTCACAACCTCCTCGTAGCGGCCCATACGTTTTCCCCTTTGCCAATTCTCGCAGACGGCGGGGCATCTCCCAGCGCCGTTCAACAACGTCTAGATGACCTGGAGGCTTTCGCCTGCGTCCTGGACGAAAAGACCGCTGCGATCAGCGATGCGGCCAAGGCTCAACCCGCAGCCGAGAAGAAGCCTGAGACAGACGTTCCATTTTGATAGCCTAAATTCAGACAGGCGCTTGGTTTTCTGAGCCACTCTCCTCGGAGGGTGGCTCTTTTTGTTTGTAGTTCTTGACAGTTCCTCCTGAATCTGTATGGTCTAAGAAGCACTGACCACAACGTAGGGAGAGAACCTATGGAATACCGAGTTTGCTGGAGCGTAAACGGCAATATCAGGGACGATGGGGGATGGCACCACGCTAACGAGGGCGAAACCGCCAGCGAGATAGAAGATTCCTTGATGAGGGGTGGTCCACTTTCGGACGGTCTGGAGGACGCACTTCAAGAAAGCGGTTTTGAGTGGTGGATTGAGACCCGGGGAGGAATCGATCATGCCTAAACCCGAGAAGAACGCAATGGCCCTCGTAGACGCCTGTCGTACCCCAATACGCCGCAAGATCATGATCCTGGCCGAGGAAGCGAAGGCCAAGGGGGAGACAATCTCTGCCAAGCAGGCCGGAGACAAGCTCGGAGTCCCCCTCGGCCCGATCAGCTACCACTTCAAGGTCCTCTTTGAGGCCGGAGCGCTTAAGGTCGTCGGAGGAGAACAGAAACGAGGGGCCTGGCAGAAGCATTACCTGCCGAGCAGGGCCTTTGAAGCCACGATGACGGATACCGTAGCTCTGGATCAGATCGCGGAATTGATCGATTCGATTGAAGGTCCTCACGCTCTGCCGGACTCAGCCGTAGCGCTAATCGCTGGCCTCTGTCGAGCCACCGGCCGTCCCGTGGAGGCTTGAGCGTGGACGCGAGAGAAGAAGCAGCGACCCTAATCGAGGAAACCCTAGATCCCGAAAAGGAGCCGAATCAACGGCTTCTTCTGGCGATTTTGAAGGTCCTCAGCGCCATGGACGAGGATCTCCAGAAGCTACGCAAGGAACTGCGGACCCGAAACGGAGGCAATGATGCTTGACGCTGTAGACAAAAACCCTTGGCCACCCGTTGACGTTCATGCGAATTCGGGAAGCTTTCGCCTCAGCCGAGAAGAGAGAGATTACATCGCAGGCCATGCCTTGGATTCGGTTGCGGGTCTGGCTAATAATCTAGGCGTCTTCGTTGCGCCGCCGGATAGAGGGCTCGCTGAAGACGCCTCGGCTTGCGCCCGTAAGATCGCGGCCCTCTCCAACCTCCTGGGCGATATTGGCTGGGAGCGAAGAGCCCCGGAAGATGGTGGAACCGGGATGCCCGTTCCTTCATGGTTTCTCGGAGAACTCTTCCCAGTAGCTCAGCTACGGCCCTGGCTGGAGGAGTGGCAGCGTCAGGACAACGAGGCCCTGATCAACGCCGAGCAAGCACTTGAGGTCGCCAAGCTGGCTTACGACCCGTCGAAGGAGCCTCGAATGCGTCAACTCATAGCCGATGCTCAAACCAAGCTGGGCACCGGAGCGATCCTCCTAGCCCGCCTAGAAAAGTGGATGGCATGCAGGGGAAACTAAGACAAGAAGAGCTGGAATACTGGCTGCGCAGTGCATTTTTGGCTGGGCTCGGAAGCGTTGGCGGAATCCAAGATGAGGCGGCTGGACATCGGGCCGAACGGGTAGCCGCAAAGCTGGCCAAGGAGTGGATGGCTTCCCATGAGAACTGATCCCGAGATGCCTGAGCCCCGAATCGTCCAGATGCCTACGGAGTACTTTCGAAAAGCTCTCGAAACCGCATGGCTGCGCGGCTGGGTCGCGGGGGATAGGTCTCCCATTGATTGGGGTGTTTTGGGGGACCGTGAGGAAAGAGCGAAAGAAGCGGCCGACTATGCAGAGCGAGTCGTAGAAGCCTCTACGAGGCCCGAATGAACCGCCGGGATCGAAAAGCTCTCGAAGGGCGCTGCGCAATCTAGGCGTCCCGGAGCGGGAGATCAAAGAAGATCCGAGGAGAGCGGGCATGCGGTTTGCATTCGGCCCTCCAAGCGCCGCGAAACCTCATCCGCTACCTACCCCTTCAAAGGACGAGAACGCCGCTTAGAGAGCCCAGCAGAAGCTCTCAGACGTATCTATGCACTGCTGACGACGATGGGACTGGCCCGTTGCTCTCTTAGTTGAGGGTAGCGGGCCTCTTTCGTTCATAAACAGCGCGTGATATCGTGGTTAGATCATGGCTGAGCGCCTACATCATCGGCTCTACGTTGAGCTGCCAGTCTGTAATTCCTGTCAGCGTGTGGGGAAAGTTCCTCAGCACGGCATGGGGCGTTCTCGCCTAACGGAGTTCTGTGTTGGCCCTCTTGAGGACCAGCATCCGAAACAGCGCATGGAAACTCGCTTGTTTGTCGAGAGCCGGGCGAAGGTCAAGGCAGATGCCTAAAGCCACGCGCGTGGACGATCGCCGGACTAAGGCTGGTCGTAGGCATGCGAACGGCTACCCGCAGTACTCCAGGCCGGAATCTTGGAAAGACTTGGCCCAGGCCGCTTATAAGAAGCAGCTTGAACCCTTGGCGCGTGAGAACGCCGAGAACTTGTCGCTCGAAGGGGCCGCTGGCGAGAGCCGGATTCCTTCCGAGCAAGAGAAAGGCGCCCCGAAGGACGCCCTCTCAAAGTTGACCACAACCTCTCCAGGAAGTCGTCTCACGGAACGTTAGCACAGTCCGGCAGAGCCGATGACAAACCCTGTGGACTGAGCTTCGGCAATTGGGGATGAGCCCGACGTGGCGAGCGGATCAGGCGGGATTCGGATGGGTCTTACGGAGGCGTGACAGCCCGTAAGCAGCACGATACCCCTCTACCTGACGAGCTTGAGGGCAGCCAAAGCAGTTGATCGTTGTTTGGCTTGGGGGGATACATAGCTACCTAGCCCCCACGGACACCTTGGCGTCTCTTAGCCAAAGAAAGAAGTCCCAGCTATGGAAAAACCGACTCGAAAGCAGATCGAGACGTTCCGGCCGACTCGTAGACAACTGGCGCTATGGGGCATCCCGTGGCCACCTCCGAAGGGTTGGCGGAAGCGGCTACTCAAAGAGGCCGACAAGCGCGACGGGACTAAAGCGCGTCCTCGCAAAAGCCGCGAGCTGCAACCGGGCCAACTTCACCCCCACTGGCCGGAGTGGCGGTGGGATGGCGAAGCTTTCGAGCGGGCGTGATAGAAGAAGGTATGCAAGGCGAGGGGACCGAGCAATGCTGCAAGGAGGCGTATCAAGCTGGCCGCAGAGACGAGTGGCTTAAGCAGATCGCTCTTGTTGAGGCTTATAAAGCTCGCTTCGAGGCCATGAAGGACATCATCGTCTGCGTCAGCGGCCCGAAAGAAGTCGGAGAGATCGAGCGCCTAGACGAGATCCTGATGAGCGCAGTCAGGCGCGCTTGGGTGGAGCAGGACGCTTGAGCCGCCGTCCACTTCTCGGTGTCGTCTCCCCTGAGACCGGGGAGATCGTTAGTTGCCCTCAATGCGAGAAACGCGAGGACATCCTGGTCCAGTACGAGAAGGATCTTCGTGTCCTCAAGGCCAAGATCACCAAGCTTGAGCGAGACGACGAGACGGTGGCAAAGACTGATTCCCTCTGGGACGAGGCTGAGTGCTTGCATACGTGGTGGCGGCTTTCGTGCTGGTATCCCAAAACCGAGTTCGACGCTGATGACTTCTGGCTTGTCAAGAAGCACCTGAAGCGGATGGGGCTGGTAGGGTGCCTTCAGGTTGTTTGCGGCGCTGCCTACGATCCCTGGATTTCGACCTCGAAAAACGGGCGGACGAAAGCCCACAATGGCTGGAAGAAGCTTTGGGAATCGAAGAGCATGGCCGAAGACTTTGCGGAGAGGGTTCCAGGCGAGGAGGATTCGGGAAAATGGAAGATCTGGCTAATTCAACGGATCGAAAGCAACTTGATCTCCTAGAGGTCGATATCGATCCTAATCTTGATGGACCGGGAGATGTTGTTCTCCGGATTCCGGGTCAGAAAGCTCCTGTGCTTCTAACCTCGGAGGGTGCTAAACAAGCGGGGTTGCTTTTGATCGAAGCATCTACAGCGTTGCGAGTTATAGAAGCTTGAAGCTCTCCCTCACCCGCCAGCAGCGCAAAGCTCTCTTTGCGGGAGAACATCCAAGGATTCTTAGGCCGACCGTCTTTCTCGACACATGGATCATGGGCCAGGAATACCGGCTTTCGGCCAAAGTCGCTTTGGTTGCATCGGGCGCTCAGCAGGAAGACAACGATTTATGGCTGTTGCTTTATACGGTCAGGGATGAACGTCCTCGCCTCCTACGCGCCAGGACTCGCAGTGCTGGCTACGAGGAGGGCCTGAGAGACGATCTAACGGGCGCTGAGCTTGTCAAAGCCTCTGAGGCGTCTGCCTATACCCATAGCCCTGGGGCGGCTCTGAGAGGCTCTGGGGAGGAAGTCTCAAGGGCCGACCAGGAACGCTTCAAGAAACAGGGCAGTGATCCGGCCCTTCAACTGCTCAGAAGCCACCGCGCAGAGGTCAAAGGAGCCTTGGACCGCATTCGGGACAACCCGCTCCTGCATGGCCGTGGTACCTTTGGATCGGAACTTCAGTTTGCAGAGAGAAAGATCGAAAAGGTCTTGAGCAAGCTGGAATCTAGGATCAACGAGACGGCGAGGAGAACAGCATGATTGAGGTTGAGAAGGAACCCGCGAGAGGCCAACTCTCGTATCCACCCGGAACCGTAGATCACGGGTGTCGATATGAGATGGCGATTGCCACCGAGGCTGGCCTACGCGTTTATTGGGAGACCAACGACTTGGAGAATGCTGAAGCCAACGGTCGGAACATGGGCGTTCCCTTCTACATTTTCGATGACGGGAAGCTCCTATGAACTCTCAAGAAGCCAGAGAGCGCGCCGAGCAAGAAGCAGCGGATCAGGCTGAAGAACGGCGAGTAGTGCGAGAAGAGGCTTCGGTGGCGCGTCTCCGCAAGGCCGTAGACGACGGAATCTGCCATCAGCTTGACTATCGCATTCCGCCCTATCTCTTTGCAGACGAGCGCTCCCAGCGCCGCGCGGAAGACGAAGCACGCTTTTATGGTCCGATCGATGACTACGCTCGCTGGCAGGACGAATGAACGGCATACCTACGGTCATGGACTTGGATCAGAGGCGCAAGGCCGACCGCTCTATCGCAGAAGACCGTAGAGCAGCCAGGCGGGACTACGTGCGCCACTCCGAAGAGGCTGCCAAGGAAGACCTGGCCTATCGCAAAACCAAGGCGATCAAGCTGGTTGAATATCGCGCTGCGGGAGAGCCAGCAGGCGTAGCGCAGATACGAGCTGAAGCCGACGCGGCAGAACATCGCATGAAGCGGGATATCGCGGCTTCACTGGCTAAGGCGTCGTTGCTCAAGGTTGATGAGGCAGAGCGAGAGGCCACGGTGGTAAGGGACATCCACCGCACTTCCGAGAGAATCGACGGGCTGGCTCCTTGATGTTTGAGGGAGAGGTCTGGGAGCTTCGCCAGGCCGCCGAGGCGGTTCTCTTGGTTCTCGACGCGAGCTTCGCGGTTGAGCGAGACACCGCTGCGGCTAATCGTCTTCAGCGCGCCGTAGATGCGATGAACTTCTCTGAAGCGGTGGACAAAGCTAGGTTGCGCGATGCCGCTCCATAAGCCCTACAAGGACGATGGAGCAGGCGGCTGGGTGCCTCAGGCGCTCTCGAAGGAGATCACGAACGTCTCAGAGGTCGTGAAGCTCCTGAACTTGAAGGAGAGCAAGGAGGCTGGAGTGCCCGCGTCCTACTTCCACGAACAAGGCTGGTGCTCTCTTCCCGCTATCGCCACAGAGCTACGAGCGCGTGGCTACAAGATCAAGGTTTTCCTAGACCCAAACGACGAGGAAAACATCATGCTCATAGAGATGCCAGCAGCAGGCGCGAAGCGGCGTAAGAAAGACCAGATGAGCCTCTTGGGTGCGATACAGCCCGATTCTCCGCTAGGTCCGAATGGTTGAGGGCGAACAGCGTTTCTACCTCGGCCGTCCTGTGATTCTGGTGATGGCAGCAGAGCAGGATGGCTGGGTATGGGCTGACTGGCAGGAGAAGGGGAAGCACCAAGGTAAGCGCTTCAAGTTCTGGGCAGATCAGTTGCTTGAAACGCCTTGGGGCGAGTAGCTCTTGACCGAACTGCTATGTTTCTGCCCAAGTCCCTAGCGAGCGCCTTAAGATCCGCGCTCGAAGGCCGCAGTTGAGGGTCAGGAAAGTATCTGGCCCCTGCCACTTTCCGGTATGATCTTCCAAGAGCGCATCGCCGGGATTCACGCTTCTCCTCAGATCGTATGCTGAGCTAGCGCCCGGGTTGCGCTCCTTTAGTTTGCGGTTCTCTCCCGCAAAGCCACCGCTCGTAGAGCCTCCTCGCCGTTGATCCGCGAGCGGTGGAGTTTTCGATATGATGAGGGTCGCCCAAGGGTGTAGCGATCCCATGCCATGCGGTCACTCCCTTAGTAGGCGCTTCGCACCCCGGATTAGGGAAAGCGCCGAGGAGGTCAGGGTAGCCGGGCGGAGACAAGGCAATAGGCGAGGCATCTGCGCCCTCCGTCCGCATCGCTTACCTTACTCGCAGTTCTTGAGATAGGATCGTGGCCATGAAGATCACGTTTGACCTGGGCGGACGTTCAAAGATCGTTGGCTGGAATGCAACTCCTGATCTGGCTCAAGCAACCTGGGAGTGGCCCGCGCGATGGATGGGACGCTGGGTAGAGCCCGTAGTGTTCAAGGCGAGCGAAGATGAGTTGAGCCGTTGGATGAACGACGCTCAGTCTCGCTGGAAGCGTAAGTTCTATGGGAACTAGCCTAGACCGCGCCCCCGAGGTCCAGGTAGCCCTAGAGGCTCTGGCCGCTAACGCAGGCGCGCTAGCCCCTACCTGCAAGCAGTTGGAGGAAGAAGGACGGCCTGTCTCGATAGACCGCCTCAAGAAGTGGGCGCGTGTCGAGCACCCTGGCATGTATCGCGAGGCTCGGATCAAGCAGGCCGAGCACGTCAAGGAATTCCTTGCAGACAAACACCACGCCGCAGCGATCAGAGACCTTGAGCTTGAGGCGAAAGCTACGGATCGCCTTGAGACTCAGATGGAAGCTGATGAACTTAAGCCAGAGGCGCTGCTGGCCCTGAAGGGCAAAGCTGGGCTAGGCTCAGCGATTCACACCGACAAGGGCCAGATGCTCGACGCTGATCCCATTGTCCCGCAGACTGCGAACCCGATTCAGATCCAGATCAACCTGGAGCGCAAGTTCGGGGTCAAAGTGGTTATGCCGGGCGAAGAGCTTGAGGGAGAGGCTGAGGAGCTTGAGGGCTAGTAGCGTGGCGCTGGTGGAAGCGGGGGCAGCGTCTCGTCTCGCCTTGCATTCGTGCATAACTGCGGTTGCATTCCCACATTCTGAGCGCAGCCTTCGCTCCAGCCCGCTGGGTAGGCGACCACCAGCCCGGTACTTCTACCCAGCCTTCGGTGCTCTGGATAACTCTTCGGTTTGCTTTCCAGCGTTGCAGGCGATTCATATCCAGTGAACCAGGACGAAGATCACAACGGCTCCGAGAAGGATGCCTAGAGCGTCTGAGCGGTTCATTTGAAAGATACCTTTCGGGTATAGACGACTACCGGAGTCTGGAATTGCTTAGCCACTCGGTGCCGCAGCGCCTCTGCGCGAGCGTTATCGGCGCTATCGGCCCAAACCCTGATCGTGCGGCGCGCTGCGCTCCAGTGGGCGCTAGCGGCGATTCTCACGGCGTACTGGTTCATCTAGCGCCTCCCTTGTCCTTCGGCCTCATCGACGGACTCGAACATCCTCACTACGTCCTCAGCTTCGCGCTTGCTTGGGTAAACGTCAGCGCGGATCGTGCCCTTCGCGTTGTCCTTGATCTGCCATCCCTCAGTTGTCAGCTCGACGGTGTAGCGAGGCTTTGTCTCGGGATATAGGTCTCTGTACGGTTCCTCGAAGACGCTCTCAGGAGCTACAGGGGCCTCCCTAATGGCTTTCGTTGTCTTTCCAGTGTCAGGCATAAGGTCTATCCTTTCGAGGGCTTAGAAGAGCCTGTGGAGGTCTTGCGAGAAACGTTGGCGTCTTTGAGTTCGGCTTCAAGCCGGGCGATTCGTTGCAAGATGGCCTCACGCGGCCTGAAGTGCGCTCCGCAGTGAGGGCACAACTCTAGAAGTGGTTCAGCCATCCTCTCGCTCCTTTAGCAATTCGTAGACGGTCTCTCGGTGCTTCAAGCCAAGCAACTGCGCGCATTCCCTCTTCGAGACCTCAGGATGCTCGTGAGCCTTCGAGAGCCACTCAAGCAGTTCCTTCTTGGCCTTCACGCCTGCACCGCGAGCACGAACGCGGTCTGCGGCACAGCGGCTCAGTTCGGCTCGTATGCGGTTAGCGTCCTCAGGCATAGAAGACGGCCTTGAGCTTTTCTAGGGCGCGTTCCATCGCTGGGACTTCGGCGTCTATCGCGTCCGGGCCTTCCTCGATTCGTTCTCCCAGGTCGTTGAGGGCAGCGCTGCGGCGTGTAGCGATATCAGCCTCAAGCGCGCTCATAGCGGCCCATGTCTCGTCGCTTGTCAGCTTTGGCGATCTCATGAGAGTTCAGCGCGGATCTTGTTAGCGTCAGCTCTCATTGGCTCGGGTATCTGTCCCGAAGGCTTTGCGGAAGGCGACGAGAACCTCGCCGAACTCGCCCCGGAATGAGAGCCAGGCATCGAACTCGACCAGGTTGTCCTCAAGCGTTCGCGCGTAGACGACACGCACATCGTGCTTGAACTGCGGGCCGCCCAGCGCCTCTTCGAGGCAATCGGCTATCTCAGCCATCTTTTCGGTCCTCCTCGCGTTGCTAACGTAAGGTACTACCTTACACCTATAGCCCTAGAAGTCAAACACAGAGCGGTTTTCTGGTAGGATTGAAGCTATGGATAACGAGAGACAGAGCGCCATAGATTGCCTAGTCAACGCCCTACAAAGCGACGTTGACTCCGACGACTTCAAGCTGACCTTGGATGAAGCCCTGGAGAGCCGCAAACGGCGTGGCACCTGGGACTTCCTAGCGTGGTGCAACTTCTCCGACGAGGCTTTCAAAGGCCCTGACGCCCTACTTGCCGAGAATATCCTGCTTAGAGCAGAAGAGCTAGCTGAAGAAATAGCTAGAGCTAGGAAGGTAGTAGCTGAAGGAGAAGCGTTAAAGGTAAGTAGCTAATCCTTCGTAAGCTCTCTAGCTATTTCATAAATGCATCTACAGCAAGCTCTAAGCCCTTCCAACCACCTTCCGAAGGTCTACCTACCTAAGCACCCTGAATTCCCGTTAGAACGGCTTACAGAGCGTCTGAGAGGTATCTGAGCATGAGCACTGAGACAGCTAAAGAGAGCAAGCAGGCGATCCTCAAGCGCTGGGCTGACGAAGAACGTGCAGCTAGCGCCCTAAGGCTCCAAGCCTGGACGCGGTACCAGCCACGTAATACACGCGGTATCCCGCATTACAGAGCCAGATGAGCTAGGCTTAGCTAGGCGTTGAGAAGCCCTGTGCGCAACGGGTCATACCGTCCTCAGGGCTTCTGAGCGCCAGCGGTCCTCTCTCACGCCTGCGTCATTACGTGCAAAGCCTGGGCGCTGATCGTCCTCAAACCGCTCTAGCAAGCCATAGGGGGGGGCGGGGGAGTGGTCGTGGTTGCGCGTGTTGGTTATTTATTTATACGTCGGTCTTGCACAAGCCCAGGGACAATGCGCCCTTGTAATACAAAGAGGTCTGTAATACAGTCGGCTAATGAAAAGAGACGCTGTACTACAGGTCCGTGTAACACAAGAGGAGAAGGAGCTGGCCGAACTCCTGGCTGAGGAGTTCCGGATGAAGGTCAGCGATTACGCCAGGACTTGCATTCTCGTCGGCCCGACGCCGAGCAACGAGGAAGCCGAGACCGGAAGCTTCGCGCTGACTACCGGGGGCGACAGCACCCCGCGAGACTTTGTGGTTCCCGACGATACGTCCCGAGAGACCTTCCTCCAGTTCCTCTACGAGCGCAACACGGAACTCCACCGCGACAAGCAGAAACGCTGGCCTGGGATCTTGGCGAGGCGGAAGTCCGGAGAAGAGTGGAAGCTAGTCCGGGAAGGCAAGCCGCTTGAGAAGATTGAGCCGCGTTCGATGAAAGACGCGCTGATCGTCACGCCCACGACCTACCGGACGGCATGATGGCTGATCGTGAGCTTGCATTCATTCTTGGCCGCATGGCTGATCTTCAGGAGCTAGATTTGGTCTCCCGCCAAATGAAAGTCGCCGGGAGCTTGAAGTCCGACGCAGAGAAGAAGGTAGACCCAGCGGGCATGGAGTTTTACGGGAAACGCCTCACCTTCCTTCGGCAGCGCAATGAAGAACTTCGGAGCGGCCTTTGGACGGACTGGCCGAAGCTTCCGTGAAAGAGCTTCGCATCGTCACGACAGGCCCGCCCAGTCCTTTCCCGAACCCAGGCTCGCATCACTGCGGCTTTGTCGAGGTCGAGAACGAGGATGGCAAGTCCATCAGCGTTGGAACCTGGCGAGAGCGCGAAGACGGTCTCTGGGAGCTGGTCGTAGATATGTCCACAATCTGCTAGCCTCGTTGCATGAGCCCACTCTTGATCATCCCTGCAGCAGTCGGAGTAGCCTTCCTGATCATCCTCGGCCGCAGGCTCTACTTGCAGGCAAAGGAAACCCTTCGTGGCTGATGCCCAGGACAGTCCGAAGGTGCCGGAGAGCGGCTGGGAGAAGGTCACGATCTATCGTCGTCACCGCACGAAACCGGCGCTAATGATTGCTGGCTCGGCGCGGCTGGCCGACTTCGAATACGAAACCTACATCCCCGCCTCCGCCCTCCTCTCCGATGAGGTCGTCGAGGTACTCGCGCAGCGTCGAGCCGATTCGACCACCTTGCCTGTCGGGATGGACCTGGAGTCCTACGAAGCACACCTTGCCAAGCACGGCCGAGAGGACGAGGGTTTCCGAGCAGAAGCCCGCGCCGACCTCCAGATCGCCATAGAGCAGGTAGGAGGTGGCCAGGGTGGCTAAGGCCCTTCGCAACGAGCGCCTCATCGTCCCTCTCGTCACCTGGGAGAAGAAGCAGGTAGACCGACAGGCGAGAGAAGCCAACCTCAATACTTCCGACTACGTGCGTGAAAAGCTAGGCCTGACCAAGGCCAGAAAGAAACGCAACGCCAGGGAAGAGGAGCTAGAGAATCCCGATGGCGATCCTGATAACGCCGTGGACGTGGAGGAACTGGCGAAGGGGATCTACTCGGAATCCTTCGTCCTAACGAAGACTGATCCGGTTATGACGATGGCCCAGGCACGCCGTGAGGCGAAGCGCAGGCTTGCCGAGAATCAGAGATGAATGACCGGGGTTGGGATCTATGGAGACGAGCCGAGGAGGAACGCGACCGCTACAAGCGTGAGCGAGAGGCGTTGCTGGCTGTTCTCTTCCAACCCGAGGCAGTTCGTCAAACGATGGCAGACACGATCCTAGGAGAATCCGATTCCCAGCAAGAGCCTCTCCCAAGACAGGCTGGTCAGAGTCAAAGCGGCTGGAGGCGCCGCTTGGGCGAAGCGCTGGATCGCTGACGAGGCGGGGATGAAGATCCCTCACGTCCAGCACGTCCGGAAGATCAAGCGGCGCCGGAAGAAGGTCAAGCGTGGCTAGGACGGTCCCCGAGCGTTGGGTCAACGCCGTAATCACTTTCACGGTCCCGATGGACGTTTCCCCGGATGCTCCGCTGAGTGAGCGCAGGGACGTCGTAGTCGATCTTTTCGAGGATCGCTTCTCGGATCTAGGGGACGACTGCGTAGCTGAGATGCATCCCCGGACTGTCGAAGGCTAATGCCCCTACGAGCCGGGAAAACCTATGTAGTCCCTGGCAGAGGGACAGTCGTCAACGAACGACGCAAGACTTCGACCGGTCCTGGCAAAGCGATAGGCGGAACCCGGAAGGTCAAGGCGGCGCCCCCGAAAGTCGTCACGTCCCACGAAGGACGGGTGATCTCGACCAGCGGCCTGTCTCCCGTTGAAGCCAAGAGAGCTGTCAGACAGACGCGTTCCTCGCAACGCCGTATAAGCCGCATAAAGGCCGAGCAGGCCTCAGCCCTAGAGTTCCATCGCAGAACGCAGCAGCGGGCTTCTGAGGCTACCTCACGCATTCCAGAGAGCCATGCTAAGTTGGCTTCGCTCGGGGTCCGCGGCGTTAAGGAGCCAAGGGTCCCGGGCTACAAACCTCCGAAGTTCCAAGGGGCGAAGACGGCAGGAACGCCAAGTCTCAACGAACTTCGCTCGGCGCAAAGCAAAGGACTTCTCAGGACGAATCGCAAGGGGTACGTGACGACACCGGCTGTTCGGAAGACCGCTGGGACTCTTAAGCGGCTAGAATCAGCAGCGGCCAAACACGCCGGACCACTCCCCGGCCTCACTGCCCAGCAATCGAAAGTTGCCAGGATGGTGCTGCGCCGGGGAGTCAAGGCTGGAGCTACTCGTAAGGAGAAGCTCGCTGCGGCTGAGACCGGACTTGTAGAGTCGGGATTCCAGAATCTTCCCGGCGGGACTTCCGACTCGCAGGGCTGGCGGCAGGAACGAGCCTCGATCTATCCGAACCCTCGTAACGTCAAGGCTGGCGCTCGGCGCTTCTTCTCGGAGGCCAAAGAACAGAGTGGAGCTACGGCTGGGGAACTCGCCGCCAACGTCCAGCGCCCTGCCGAGCAGTACCGGGGTCGCTATGACGAAGTGAAGCCTGAAGCCAATGCGATCCTCAAGGCAACTGAACGTGGAGGACTGAAGCCATCGCAGCAGCGCAAGTTGCATCAAAGTCAAGTTTTGGCCCGAAAACTTGGCCTGAACGTAAAAGGGTCAACTTCTCTTGGCCCGGCGCCCAAGAAGGTCGTAACCCGATTCAAGGCGATCAAGAAGGCCGCAGCTGCCTTGGCAAGCCGCCACATCCCTTATGTCTGGGGCGGTGGCCATGGCTCAATCGAAGCGGCTCCGTCCGGCCTGGACTGCTCAGGCGCTGTCTCTTGGGTGCTGAACAAAGCGGGCATCCTCCAGACCCCGCTCACGTCAGGGTCGATGGGAGAGGTTCTGAAGCCCGGTCCCGGAGCCGTGACGGTCTTCTACAACGGTGAGCACACGTTCATGAAGATCGGCAACGAATACTGGGGCACGAGCGTGGGCGATAGCGGCGCAGGAGGACTCGGCCCCCACCCAGCTCCCTCAGCTAGCTACTTGGCGCAATACAACGTGGGCCACGTTCCGGGTCTCGGTAAGAAGCAGGCCCTACAGCTCGGCTTCTCCCCTACGTCCTCGGAAAGCTTCCCCGGCATGACCCTCTCTTCCAGCGGAACCACGGCGACGATTCAGCCCAGCGCCGGGACGACACAGACCAAACCCGGTTTCTCCAAGTCCCCGATCAAGCTGACTCAGGCGCAGAAAGCTCACCGGACCCTGAAAAAGCTGGAACAGGTTGGCGCAGGGATTGGCGCTGGTAAAGAAGCCGTGCCAGAAGACAAAGGCGCGATTCTTAAGTCTCTGGAACGGACTTATGGGAAAGCGGCTGTTTAGAAACGCCGGTACCGTTGCAAGCGCAGCATTTCCGATACATCGAATAGATTTCGTTGCCGGTCCCTTCGCAGCGTGAACAGAGAGGTTCTCCGGCCTTTTCGTTTTCTGCTCTCGTCCGCACGTCTTGAGACATGCCGTTATGGCTCATTCCACTTCCCATTCCATGCTCCCCGGATTGACATAGCCGTGATTCCCTCCGGCCTCTTCGTCTGAGCAATACAGACCGCCGTGGTATCGGGCCGGGATGTTGTAGCAGTTGGCGTTGTGCCAATCGGGTTTCGTCGGTTCTGATTCAGCCCAGCCGAAGGGGTCTTGCGTAGCGATTACGAGAGCCACGACGCAGAGTAGGCCCAAGATCACTTCGAGATTGAGAAGGCGTCTCATTTGACCGCCCTAACGAGGTCGGCGCGGAAGCCTAGGGAAATGCACGGCCACCACTCGGACCCAATGGCCGCTTTCTGCTGCTTCTTCGCCTTGTTGATTGCGGCTTTTTCGCTGGACGCTTCGACGGACATCGTCGGGCGTCGGGTGGCGCTATACGTCTCACCCGTCTGTTTCTGTCGGGTGACGTAATTGCAAGTGGCGTGGATTACGTAGGTCTTCACTGGTTCTACTCCCTTCGTTGAATTATGGACATAATATCATGAATCCAACCCCTCAGATTGAAGTCTCTGATCCGTCTGCTCTCAACGATCCAGCGGTTCAGCGAGAACTGGCGGCTTTCAACGCGGCCCTTGAGGCCAATCCCCTCTGGGGCTACCGGCCACACCCGAAGCAACTGGCCTTCCATTCTGCCAAGGTGCGGCTCAGGGTCTACTTCGGTGGGAACCGTTCGGGAAAGACGGCAGCAGGCGTCATAGACGACGTGATCCAGTGCATCGATAAAGAATCGGTGCCGGACCACCTGAAACGCTTCAAGCGCTTCGAGCCGCCATGCAGCGTCCGCATCGTGGTCCCCGACTTCGGCCTTCCCCTGCAAGCCATTCAAGAGACGATCCATCGGTGGTGCCCGGCATTCGAATTCAAGGGCGCTTCGTGGGAAGAGGCTTGGTCCCAGCGAGAGCATCGGCTGCGCTTCGGCAACGGCTCCTTCATCGAGGTTATGTCCTATGAGCAGGACCGTAGTAAGTTTGGAGGCGTGACGAGGCACAGATGCGTGGATAAGAAGACGCGGGCCTTGTCGCGCAAGGGCTGGGCAACCGCCGAGTATCTGACGGAGGGCGATGAGATCCTGACCCTCAATACGGAGACAGGGGCATACGAGTGGAAGCCGATAACGCGGCTATTTGAAAGTGCCGAGGATCGAATGACGCGCCTACGCTCGCGCAATAACTTCGATCTTCTCGTTACGGGGGATCATCGCTGGTGGGTCTATAACAAGAAGACCAAGCGCAACTACTTCACGACGACCGATGAGCTAAAGACCACCGAGCAGTTGATCGTTGGCGGAACTTCTGCCGTAGACGCGGACAACCCCGATTTCTCTGACGCCGAGATTGCCCTTGTGGGCTGGCTTGTTACCGATGGCTGCATCAGCGGCAGCAATATGTTCATCGGTCAATCGTCTTCTTACAACTTTGCAAAGTGCGAAGAAATCGAGGGTTGGCTTGAGGGCTTTGAGTATCGGGTCGAGGAGAGACCATATGGGGACGAGAAGTGCCAGGGGACCATGCGCAACTACCATCTTCGTGGCAAGTCGCGCGAAAGGCTTTTGGATATCACCGGCCCCGAGAAGTGGCTTCCGCAAGATTTCATTCTGTCCCTAGGCACCCGCCAGCGCGAAATTCTGCTTGACGCAATTATCAAGGGCGACGGCCAATATCTGCCTAGCGGGAAGTGGACGATTACCACGTCGCGCAGGCAGCACAAAGAAGCCTTCCTTCTTCTCGCGTCCCTTCTCGGCCATAGAGCGCAGATACTCAAAACCAAGTATTCCTGGTCCGTAATCAACGGTCGCACGGCGCAAAGCAAGCGGTACGACTACTCGCGGGTCTCGGTCTGCCAGCTGGAGCGCTCTGAGGTCGACGAGCCGACAGCGATTTGGTGTCCGACCACCGAGAACGGAACCTTCGTAGCGGAACGGAATGGAGCGGTCTTCGTCACCGGGAACTGCCATTTCGATGAGGAGCCAGACGGCGTGAAAGGCGAGGAAATCCGCCAGGAGTGCCAATGGCGCTTGGCGGAGACTGGTGGCGATGAACTCTTCACCTTCACGCCCCTCAATGGAATCGGCTGGACCTTCGATGAGTTTGAAGAACAGAAGGGGCCGGAAATCGAAAAGAACGTCTGGCTGAACGAGAAGATGCTCGTGGTCAGGGCCTCGGTCAGGGACAACCCGGCGATCCCATCAGCCGAGATCGACCGCCTGGTTGAAAACCTCCCGGACTTGGTCAGGCGTGCGAGGGAAGGCGGGGAGTTCCTGCACCTGGAGGGCCTTGTCTACCCGATGTTCGACAAGGACTTGCATTGCGTCAATCCCGAGTGGTTGCGTTCAGACGCCGGGAAAGACCATGTGCAGCGCTTGGACCTCTACGAGGTCATCGACCCCGGCTATAACACGACTGCTGTCCTATTCGCGGGTTTCGATCCCGAGAACCGACTCCTGATCTACGACGAGCTATATCTGACCGAATCCGCTTCGATCCCCGAGAACGCAGCGGAACGGATCAGGGAGAAGCGCAAGGCTTGGGGCGTCGAGCCGAAGTACACGCTGATCGACCCTTCCGCCCGCAACCACACGCTGACCGGGGCGAAACTGAATGGCAAGATGACGCCCGACACCGTTGAGGCTGCCTACTATCGCGCTGGCATCCGCACGATCAGGGCTAACAACGACAAAGAGGGCGGAGTCTTCGAGGTTATGCGCCGCCTGGAGCACAGGGACTCAGAAGGTGAGCCCGATCCCCTTCTCCTCATTGGCGAAAACTGCTCGAACTTGATTCGCGAGACCAGGCGCTACCGACTCAAGCCCAAAGACGACGGCTCATTCGACGTTGTCAAGCGCGAAGACCATGGCGTGGACTGCAAACGCTATCTCTGCAATGCGAGGCCGTTGAGCCCGGCGAAGCCGCGTAGAAGCTCTGGGTCGATCAACAAAGGCTGGCTACCCGGCACCGCTCCGCCGATGTCAGCGAAGAAGGCTCCTGAACCAGCGGGGCCGTTGGGCCTCTATACGTGAGGGCTCTACGAACTTGACTTGCGGTCGGAACGCCCTTCGTACGGCCTCAATGCACCGTGCCTTCTGGCTTCGGTTGAGAGAACCCCAGCACTCGGTCTCGAATTCAATGTCCCGCAATTCGCTTTCAAAGAGGTACTCGGCCAGTGCTGGAAAGTCGATGTCTTTTGTGTCCATAACTTCAGTCTATCGGAGGCGCTATGCCTAGCATGATGAAAGCCCCACTCCCCTTCGCTCCCCACCGCTGTCTCGTGACTTCTACGGAAGACGGCGAGCTGCTCGACTTCGGGGACGTGAACGTAAGCGAACCGGTCTTCAGGCTCTATTTGCAGCGCGGAGTGATCGAAGAAGCGGCCCGTGAGACTTGCGGCATGGTCTCTGGCGAGGAAATCGCTGAGGTTCGAGAGCACCTTGCGATCCTGAGCCAGAAGCTGGACGAGGCCCTGAAAGACGTAGGGCTTCTCGGAGATCTCGAAAAGCGATTTGGGAAAGAACTTGAAGGAACAACCCAGGGACCACTGAAGATGACGTGGCCGCAAGGCGAGGTCCCGCGCCCCGATAACGTTGAAATCGAAGCTGCCAGTCCTGCTGGCACGGAGGAGGACTGATGGCTCCAGAGAGTTTTACGATGAACGAAGGCGACACGAAGTCCTTTGACGCCGGGCTTGCCTTTGTTCAGGTCGGCGTAGGCTCCGTGATCGTCACGGACGGACACGACTCGACGGTCGTCAAAGCAGACACCGACACCGATACGCACGATTGCGAAGGGAAGCCCTCCCTGGCGCTCTATAGTCCTGATGGGGCCAATGTGGCTGTGACCTATGCAGACGAGGTTCCAGCCCCGCGGGAGCCCGCACAGCGCGCCTCAGGGGTATCTGCGGAGGCCAAGCCCTCCGAGCGAGGCGACACGGGTGGTAACGGTGGCTCCTACGAGTCTCGTACGCTTGAGGAGTTGCGAGAGCTTGCCAGCGAGCGCAAGATCAAGGGACGCGCTGGCCTTACGAAGGATGAGCTAATCGAAGCGCTGAGGGCCTAGCGGTGGGCTTCGTCCAGCAAAGCGGCTCCAGCACCGAAGCCAGGGTTCCGAAGGGCAAAGTCACGGCCAAAACCGCGTCGGTGGAATTGGCGAAAGCCAATCAAGACCGGATCGAACTGATCGTGACAAACGAAGGCGGCAACGATGTTTGGCTCTCGCTCGGAACGGCTGCGGTCGCCAAAGAAGGCCCCTACCTCGTTTCCAAAACCGGAACCTGGAATACCAGCTCCTATTCTGGCGCTGTCTTCGTGATCACGTCAACCGGCGAATCGAATGTGACGTTTAGCGAAATATGACCGGAGAGATTTACAACTCCCCAGTTGGCGCCGAAGTTCTGAATCCGACCAAATTCGGCGCTAAGGGGGACGGTCGTCAACTGACTGACGGGAAAGTCACCAAAGGCTCGACCACGCTTGAATCCAGCTACGTCTTCTCGAATTCAGACGTTGGCAAAGAAATCGAAGTCGAAGGAGCTGGCCCTGGGAGCGGCCTTGCGCTTGTCACGACCATAGCGTCGGTCACGAACGGTGTCGCCACGTTGGCAACTCCGGCCGAATCGACGGTGAGCGGCAAGAAGGTCTTCTTCGCCACCGACGACACGAAAGCTTTCCAGGCAGCCATAGACGCGGCCAACGCAGCCTTCCTAGCTACGGGTGTGACGAGAACCGTCAGGCCCCAGGCGGGGGCCTATCTGCTTAGCTACGCCAATGGAACGACTCAGGCTACGCAGGAATGTTGCTTGATCCTCAAGTCTGGCGTCTGTCTCGACGGCTCCGAAGGGGTCGGACTCTCCACGATGGCGCCCGTAGCGACAATCGTGACCAAAGAAACGGCTACGCCGCTGACCGCCGAACCACTTGAAGTAGCCAGCACCTCAGGTTTCTCGGAAACGAATAAAAAACTGACGCTGAGCCTCGCCAACTTCGGCAACATCGGTCCAACCTGGTCGGCTAAGACCGCTACTTCGTTCACGGTCACTCAGGCAGGCGTACATACGATTCCAGTCGGGACGATAGTTGCGCAGAATCGTAACCGCTGCATGATCTCCACGCCCAAAGAAACCGTCGCCGAACAGTTCAAGCTGCTTTCTTGTCTGCTCGACGGCAAGACGGTCTCTGCGGTGGCTGGAGGCTTCCCTGAGGAAAACCAGCATTGTCTTGAGGTCTGGGGAGCGACTCAATTCGAGATCGCCCACAACGAGGTCAAGCGCTTCGCTGGGAAAGCCCTCTTCATTGAAGGCAACGGATCGCTGCTTTCGAACTTCTTAATCCACCACAACGAGCTGCATAACTGCTACGCAAACGCGCTGCGGATCAGTGCGCCTGCGACCGACTTCCAGGTCAGCGACAACTTCATCCACGACTCTTCCCGCGAAGAACTCGGCGGGGTTGAGGCCCTGATCATGTCTACGTCCCTGAATGTAAAACGCGGGCACGTCACGGACAACGTCTTCGATGCCTGGGGAGTTGTGGATATCGCCGGGACGGAAATGCAGCTTCAGAACAATCTGATCCGCGTCTCCACGATCTCCTCGGTGCCAGGGATCAGAATCCTGACGCTCGCCAAGTCTTCGGTCTCGGAGAATTACGTCGATATGTCAGCAGCCACAACCGAAGGCCAGGTCGCGCTGATCAACGAAAGCACGATCACCGACACCAATATCAGCGGCAATACCTTTGTCGGTCCCAATATCACCGCTGTCGGGATCATTCAGTTGCAGTTCACCTGCGAACGCCTGAACTTCTCCGACAATGTCTGCGTTGCTACCGTCGAAGGCCAGGGCGTTCGCCTAGCCAGCGCGCAGTTCAAAGAGGTCACGATGACCGGCAATATGCTCCGCCTGCTGGGCGGGACGGCTCAAGCCCTCTTCGAAGCTCCGGGCGGCACTTTCGCTGGCAACGTAATCAGCAACGGCCGCCTTCTCGTTCAGGGCGAAAGCTCGGCTGTTACGGGCAATTCGATCAGCGTCATCGCCGGGGCTACGACCACCGAAGCAATGCGGGTTATCGCTCCATTCTGCACAATTGTCGGCAACAGGCTCAAAGGGGCTAACGGGACCAACGGCGTCCTGCGACTCTCCAACGCCGCCAAGGACTGCGTCGTCAACGCCAACTTCATCGAAGCCACGGCGATTAACGCCGATTGGATTCAGGAGGAATCGGAATGCGACCGCAACTTGATCGAAGGCAACCACGTCGTTGCGGCAAGCACTGGCTCAGACATCGTCATCAAGGGCGCAAACTCGCGCTCACGGCGTAATCATGGCACCAATGGGACCGACTATCTATCGCGCCGTACCGTGGCCACCTCGGCCACAATCCTCAATGTCGATGAACTGATCGCCGTCACGAGCACAGCGGCAGAACGCGTCCTGACTCTCCCCGAAGCCGCCAAGATGGCCAAGGGCGTCACCTTCACAATTAAGGACGAGTCAGGCGGGGCGCTCGTGAAAAACATCAAAGTTGTGCCGAAAACCCCTGCTTCGGAAAAAATCGACGGAGCGGAATCGGCCCTGATCGCCGTCAACTACGGCAAGCTCTCGGTCTATACAGACCAGGCGAATTGGTTTACGGTCTGACCGTGATCTACGCGATTCTAAGTGGCTGGCTGGCCTTCGATTTGGGCATCCTGCTCTTCGCGCGGAGGCCCAGGTGGAACTAGCCGCAGGCTTCCTATTTCTCGCTCTGATCGCAGAGTTGGCCTTCCACGCCTACGACCGCAACCAGTGGGCTACGGAGCGCAGGGAGTTGACCCAGAGGATTCAGGCCCCAGAGCAGGCCGTGATCGAACACGGGCGCAGCCTCGTAGATCAAGCGCAGCCGGTAGCGCCTATCGCTCTAGACGACGATGAGGGCTACGAGGCGCTACGGCTGAAGCGAGAAGGATCGGTACCGGACTAGCGCTCAATCTTTGTAGCCGGGTGAAGCTGAGCGGCCAGTTTCGTTTGGCCCGCAATGAGATCGACGAGAGCCTTAGCGAGAAGTTGGGCGCGTTGATCAGCGCCTCCGTTCTCGATGCTCTCGGAGAGCCGAGTTTGGGTCTTTTTGATTAGGCGGCACTGTTCATCGTGGAGCGCTTTTGCTCCCGGTGTCTCAGTCATTATGTCCACATTCTATCAAAGGCTTAGATGGCTGTTCTAGAAAAGATCGAACAGAAGGCAGAAAGCGCCCTGGAACAGCTACGCCCTGCCGCTGCTCCGATCCCTCCTGACGTAGCGGCGAAAATCAAACGCGGGAAAGCTCGCCTCAAAGAGCTTCAACCCCGCCGCCAGCTCTGCATTGAGTTCACGAACGACAAACACTACGGCTGGCTGGCCGAAGACGGCTCGAAACTGCGCTACCAGGGGACTGTCTCGACTCTCCTTGGGGGCAAACGTCCCGATCATCGCGTCAGGCGCTCTCACGACCTGATCGGCCCGATGGTTCAAGCCAAGGTCTCCGCCGCTACCCAGCGAGTTCCTGGTTATGAAGTCAATCCTTCAACTTCGGACCCTGAGGACTACACGGCAGCTCAGATCGCCAAAAAGGTCGTCAACGCGGGCTATGAACTCTGGCGGGTTAAGCGCGCCTTCCAGAAGCTCGTATGGAACGCTCTCGTCACCGAAGAGGGCTTCATCATGGCCTACTGGGATTCCTCGATAGGCCCGTACGTGGATGT